GTTGAATGTTTCTGCCATAGCATTATCCTAGCGCGATTGCAAGCCCAAGGGAAACACCGCCGGCAGCAGTCCCGTTGGCTGCTGCAGTGATTCGCCCCTGAGCATCAACTGTGATGTCGGCAGTGGTGTAACTGCCTGCTGTTACTGCAGTGTTAGCTAATTTTGCCGCAGTCACTGCATCGTCCGCAATTTCACTCGTGGCAATAGTTCCAGAGGCTGCCGCAGTTATTCGGCCTTGCGCATCAACCGTGATGTCTGTTGCCGTATAGCTTCCGGCCGTCACAGCAGTGTGAGCCAGCTTGGCTGCAGTCACCGCATTATCTGCAATCTCGCTAGTGCCAATCGTTCCTGAAGCCGCTGCTGTAATCCGACCTTGTGCATCAACCGTAATGTCTGAGGCTGTGTAACTCCCCGCCGTTACAGCAGTATTTGCCAATTTGTCTGCGGTTACAGCGTCATCGCTGATTTCACTTGTCCCAATCGTTCCTGAAGCGGCCGCCGTGATTCGACCTTGTGCGTCAACAGTTATGTCTGCTGCTGTATAGCTTCCAGCAGTGACGGCGGTGTCATCAAGATTAAGTGTGACCGTGCCGCTACTTGTAACGGGGCCGCCTGTTGCTGTTAGGCCGGTGCCGCCAGCTACGCCAACACTGCTAACACTTCCGGCAGCTGCAATTTCAACGCTTCCGGCCCCATTTGTAATGGTGACATTTGAGCCTGCTGTAAGCGTTGCCTTGCTCAGCGTGTTGCCAGTCGTGTTGCCAATTAACAGCTGGCCGTTTGTGTAGCTGGTCTGACCAGTGCCGCCTTTGTTGACCGCAATGGTTGAGGCGGACCAAGTCCCTGTGGCGATAGTGCCAACGCTCGTCAGGCTCGAATTAACAACAGCACTCCCAAGAGTCGTGGCACTTAAGACAGAGGTGCCAGCGATTTTGAACTCTTTGCCACTGGCGATGTTGACGTGTTCTGACAGGTCCCAGCTGTCAGTGCTGTTCGTCCAGGTGATGGTGTGATCGGTTGAGCCCTTAAGCGTCAAGCCGCCACCATCGGCCGTGGTATCAGATGGTGTGGAGACAGTGCCTAGCTCGATGTTTTTGTCGTCAACCTGGAGCGTTGTGCTGTTGATCGTAGTTGTTGTGCCATTGACCGTCAGGTTGCCGGCAATGGTTATGTCGTTTGCAAGCTTGTCGCCAGTGACCGCATCATCCGCAATCTTTGCTGTGGTGATCGACCCGTCGCCAATTTGGCTTGCGCCAATCGAACCGTTGCTTGCTGCCGTAAGGCGGCCTTGAGCATCAACCGTTATGGATGAGGCGGTGTAACTGCCAGCAGTGACGCTGGTGTTGGCCAACTTAGCTGCCGTCACACTGTCGGCGGCCAACTTAGCTGTTGTTATCGCATTGTCGGCAATGTCGGCTGTGGCCAACGGATACCCAGAAATTGAAAACCCTGGGTAGTAAGTTAGAGAATTCCAGGCCGTGGAGCCGTCGCCTAGCTTCGCCTTTTTCGTGTCTGTCTCAAAACCCAATTCGCCTTGTAGCAAGACGGGGTTGGCTGAGCTCCAGTTCGACGCAGTGTCGCGCCGCTGCTGCATCTGTACGTTGACAGTGGTAGCGGCCATCAGCTTTGGGTCGCATTCAGAATCAGTGTAGCGGTAGAACTATTACTGCCATTCAAGATGAATGGAGCAGTTCCGCTGAATACAAACTGATCAAATGCCGTTTCCGCAGGAAGAGTAGCTGGGCCGCCATCCAAAATAAAGGCAATCTCCAGGCCCTCAACGGCAACAATAGAGATAGTTACGTTGTATCTCTTTAGTCCAATATGCTGCTCAGTTGGCGTCTCAACGTACCTATACTTGCTGCTCGAATTTGTTACGTTTAGCCCCCCAAGGATGGCAGTAGGCACGTCAAAAGTTCCTGCGGTGCCGTTGTTGTTTTTGTAATGGTCACGAATTAACTGAATTGATGCTTGATCAAGTGCTGTATATACAAGCTGAAAGTCTTGAAGATTTACATTGTCATTATGCTTAAACCGTATCGGTCCCACCCCAAAAGCCGTATATTCACTAAGTTGCGGCAGCCCGTGGCTTAGTGAAATCGAGTTTGGATACAAGGAGGGAAACGTAGCCATTTCAAATGCTGTAAGGCGCCACCAGCTGCAGCTCTACAGCTACCGTAACAGCACTTGGATTATATGTAACCTTTGGCGGGCCCAAGTAAATCCACTGGTAGCCAGTCGGAAACGTCAGGTCAGACCCTTCTAAAACCACAGCCGGCAGGTCAAACGGCTGAAAGCGGTTGTGTACCGCATAATGCGAAAAGATTGAGTTTTGATCTGCTACCGAACTGCTAGTGAAAGTCAAGCTTAAAAGATGGTCAATCGCAGCATTATTCCGACGCACCGAGACTTCGGTGCCTGAAAAAGTATTGGTGCGCAAAACTGCATAAGAGCCCGGCGTATAGGTTCTGGCTTGTGGCGTTAGCGAAGGAAAATCAGCCATGATTAGCTAGCGCATCCGACAGAATAGGCCCAAACCGTGCCACCGGTCGGGGCGTAAACAGTCACAGTGATATAAGGACTTGCACTTGTCTTGGCGACAGTGACAGTGATATTTGAGCCGCTCACCATCCCAGTATCAAGCTCTGCCGCTCCAGAAATAACGAACCTGTCTTGAATGCTGTAAGCCGAATATGTGAAGGCAAAGGATGCCGGGTAAGCAGTGCCAACGTTGACGACCTTTGTAAAGGTGCCTTGGGTGCCTGATTCACCGCCGCCGGGGCAATCAATGATTTCATCAAAAACGCCAACCTCGTCTGATTTTTTGCAGACCGCATAACCGCCAGGCTGCGAAGGATCAGGGCAGCAGCCTTCTGCATAAACCGTAACGCCCTCCTGCTGTAAAGCTTCAGTCACTTCTAGCGTTGCGTTCACGCCCTCACCGATCTTGGTCACGGCGCCTGTGTTGATGTCAATCTTGTACCACTTAATCAAAGGATCGGCACAGCCAGGGTCGAATGTAAGTTCATCTCCTGCCGCTGGCGTGTCGGTATAGCCTCCGACTTCGCGCGTAGGCTCAGGGTCGTCTAGCGGGTCACTCGGGTTGTCTTCGGGGTCAAAGAATGGAGTATCTGAGCTAGCAGTCCCGTCATCGTCAGTCGGCGCGGCTATGTCCACTGAGGTGTCAGCACTACTAGGCGCATCGTCGCCGCCGCCGCCCGAATCTGTGCCAACTGCTGTGGTGCTAGTTGAGCTGTTTTCATCACAGTCGAAAGTAGCCCGACCAAGGTCGATATCGTTCCCCGCACCGCTTGCGGCAGCAACCATCCTCGCGACAATGCTGCGCCCTTGACTGTCCACAGGAAAATGGGTCAAGTCGTAGATAATTTCGCTCTCAAAAGTTTTCTCAATTCGATTGATTTCATACATTTTGTCGTGATATTCAACATCGCCTTCGCTTGTTACACGCTGCAAACGAACGCGGACAATGTCGCCAACAACTAGAGACACGTTGTAATTCCGCTCGCGCACCGTCAAGCGCAGATGGTGCGTGACATACTTGCGCGTCGCTAAATAGTAAGTGCCGACCTTTACTGCATGGTTTTCGCGCGTACAGTAATCGCTCATATCGATGTCTACGAATGGGCCGTTTGCCGCTTCGCCCGTATTTCTAAGCTCTACAGTACGAACCAAGCCAAAATCGGCTAGTGGCTGTTGTCGCCACTCGACGACATAGCAAACCGGCTCTCTGTCCTGAAGGCTGATGTATTCAATCTCAAAGCCGCCAGCAACAATATGCTCTTCCGTAAAGGTGAACTCTGGGGTAATCTTAGTAGTTTTAATCGTAAAATTTGCGTTGTAAGGCAGCCTGGGAATTAGCCCGAATTTGCCGCCTGAGTCAGTTACTTTTAACAGATAGTGTGTGGATGTTTTCTGCAGCCAGTCCAGCAAATTCGTGCTTTCTGTTATTGCTCCATTGAAAAAGAAGCTATTGGTGTCCGTAAATTTTGCCGCGATAGTCAGTGCGGCAGTGTCTATTAAGTCAGCCGGCAGTCGGTTGTTTGCTTCGACTAGATATTTTGCAAGATCAACAAAGTTATCTGATTCGTTCGTCACTCCATCAACAAGACGCGTGACTGTGATCCCGTTTCTAATGAATAGGCTCACGCATTTACTGACATCTTCGTCGGCAGGGTCATCGTATTCATACTCAAAACTTAGAGTTGTAATGCCCGCATAGGATCCAGACGTTCCGCAAAAAATCGGCAGGCCGTAGTCTCTGTATTCAATCTCTGCAAACTGCATAGAGCCGCCGCCCACTGGGGTGTATGCGTAATACACCGTGTCGCCAAGCCTTGCAGATTGCCCCGCTGAAAGAGTGCTCAGATCAAAGCTGTAGTCACCATCAGAATCGGCCGCTACTGTGTTTGTGATCCATGCGCCGATTGTATTGCCTGGGTCCCAAGTGCCAGCCCTTGCACCGTACTTTTGATTGTAAGTACCACGCCGGCAGTTTCCGTGGAACAGATCCCGCTCCTGAAACGCGGGCATATCTCCCTGACTTACAACTAAAAGGTATTTGACTTGAACAACTTCAACAATGTCTTTTACGTTGGTGCTTCCGTCTGTACTTATTTCTCTTTCTGCAATACTGTTGCTAAAAAAGCCTTCCGACATTTTCGGCTGTACCATGACGCCGCCGTTTTCGTTCCTATAGCGTGCAAACAAGATGGGGATTGGCTCACCAGTCTTGATCGCCTCTTGCAGCTTATTAACTTCGACAACGCCAGCGGCAGCCTCGCCAGATAGCTCTGAGAGGCTCATGCCTGCCTGCTCAGTTAGCAAAAAGAGAGGGTCTTGAATTTTCATGGCTGGATGGGGATTCCCACTAACGCATTGGTGGCAGTCAGGTTCGGGATTGTGGCGCTAATTGGAGCAATCGAGGCTCCAAGCTCAACTGTGATTTCAGCAAACGATCCAGCCATTCTTGAGGCATAGCCCAAGAAGCTTGCAATCAGTGTCTGGCTGCTTAGGGGGGCGCTCACTCCCAATCGTGCGTCAAACTCATACGCCTTCAACTCGCAAAGCACCTTTGAATCAAACGCATCCTGGAAAGCACCAATCGCAAGGGATGTTGCTGGCATTATCAAGTCGACCGTTTGCTGATTAGGAGCAGAGCTTTCTGTCACTCCGCTCCAGGTGAATGGAAAATACCTGTAGTTCTTAGACGATACGGTGACAGTTTGATTTACATAAAAATTCTGCCACAAGTGCAAGTCAGAACCACCTGAAACGTAAAGGCGCAAGTATTGAGATTGGGCTCTATTGCTGCTCATCAGCTAATCCCTGAGAATCGGCGCGTGCCATAGCTGCGAGCGTTGAGTGTCACTGCGGAAATGACGTCTTGAACACCAGCCGTGAATTGCTCCATGGTCACGTAATTCGTGCCGCCCTGCTGCATTACGGGACCTGTGCTGATGTTTACCGGCCCAATGTAGCCGCCCTCTGCATAAGCGGGAATGGCATTAGGACCTCGGACCCCAGCAAGAATATTTTCAGCAAATCCCTGTGCTTTGCCTTCTGGGACGATGTACTCAGGGCCAGCTTCACCAACAACGGCAAGTTGAGCACCGTTGACCATGCCGCCCTTCGCAAACTGCGGAACCTCCACATTCGGGATAAGAGGAATCGCGGCGATGCCAATCGCCCCCGTAATTTT